CTCCACGTGGAGTGTTGGGTGGTTCAGTAGCAGGCATGGATGTTGTCGGTAATGCTCCAGAAGGTGGCGACTACGTAGCAATTCCGTGCACCGCTGCAACAATGCCAATCGGTCTATTCGTTAATGATGCTGCCGGTGCAGCTTTTGAAAACGCACCAGCCGTAGCATCTGGCAAAGTAGCCGTTATCAAGGGCATGGGTTCAATAGAAGTAGATGTATATGAAACCAATGACGGCAACCCCGGCAATCCAATTGCCTATCCAATTGGTGCACCGCTCTATTCGTCAGCACAGGGTTTGTTGACAACGGCACCAAGTAATCCAGTCGTTGTAGTTGGCATCGTAACCAAGGCTCCAACAACGGCATCACCGACACTTGGCCTTGATATGAGAATCTAAGCAACACAATTGCCTTTTTGGACATTATGAAATTTACAATTTAGTTTTTGCCGAGAACCGTGCCTTTCAAGGTAGTTCTCGAAATATAGGCAAAGATTAAATTATAGCACAGGCAACTTGGAAGGGTATGTCGCATAAGCGGCACTTCCAGACATAGGTAAAGGAGAAAAAGGCAATGGCTATTGACAACAATACCAAACAGGAGATTATCAGTCAGTATATTAAGACTGCTGCTGGTCGTCAACGTTTGGCTGCAAGTATGATTCAACCTCTCCGCAGACGCCGCGATTATTCCAGCGTAGGCCGCAGAGCTTTCTACGTTGAACGCCTTCCAGACGGCGCTCTTCCTATCTACGATAAAGACCCGAACGTAACCGCGTATGTGGTTGGCGAAGAAGGTTTGAATATCGTAGCAGTTGCGAAACCAAAGCGCGTTCTGTTCCCGCTCTTTGAAATCGCAAGCAATCCAGAAATCCAGTTGACAGAAATCAAGAACAGACGCTTTGACCTGATTGAGCGTTCTGTGGATTTGGCAAAGGCTGAAATTCAGGCCGAAGAAGACCGCAAGGTTTTCGCGGTAATGGATGCTCTTTCGGCTAACCCGACCAACCCGAATCCTGCAATTCCTGTAACTGGTAACTTGACAGCCAATGCGCTGGCCGATGCTTTCGCCAACGTTGAAAGAACCGACATTCGCGTTGCAAACGTATTCCTGAACGCTAAGGACTACGCTGACCTACGCAAGTGGGACCGCGATACGTTGGATATCGAAACACAGGCAGTGTTGTTGAAGACTGGTTTGATGGCAACGCTGTGGGGCGCGAAGTTGATTGTTTCCCGCATCGTTCCAGAAGGTACAGTCTATGTTTGCGGTGAACCAGAATTCTTTGGCCGCATCCCTGTCCGCACTGAGCTAACGGTATTGTCCGCTGACGACCCGAAGAATCGCTTGATTGGATTCAGTATCTTCGAAAATATTGGCATCGGAGCTTATAACCCCTACGCTCTTCAAGTTTTGACCATAACGAGAGTGTAATAGTCCAAAACCAATATCAGAAAGACTTTGTAGTAAAAAGCCCTTAGAGAAATCTAAGGGCTTTTTGTTTTGCCACGCCTTACATGTAATGCAGATTGTAGATAGAAAAATCTTTACAAAAATTTTGCGACGGTGTATAATGATAGTAAGGAGAAACGCTATGTCACACAAAAAAGAAGACAAAGATAAAACAGGCGCGGTACAATGTTCGGTTTGTGGAGGATGGTATACCTACCGCAATTCATTGGAACATTTGAATCGGTGTATAAAAACTCATCCTAGTGCTTATGTAGAAGGGCGTGATTATGTCAAGTGTCCAGAATGTGATTTAGTAGCCGAGAACTTGACGTTTCATCTTCATTTGAAACATGGTTGGACAAAGGATAAATTTGAGAAATCGCAGATTAAACTTATATCCACAGTTTCTCAAGACAAATGGAAAATGGTAATCAAAAATAAGTATGGTTGTAATTATCCTATGCAAAATGATGGAGTGTTTGAAAAACGTCGCCAGAAATGGAAGCAGAATCACGGTTATAACAATCCTTTTGCTTCCCCCGCCATTCAAAAACGAATCAAACAGACAAATATAGAGCGTTATGGCGTTGAATATCCGATGCAGAACGAAAAAGTCTTTGCCAAACAATTTGCCAGTGCTAATAGAGGTAAGACTGGCTTAGAGGAATTCTTTGATGAGCACATTACTTGTGACAATGTAGTTTTCACTGGTTATGGTGGACGATTTCTAAGAACTAAGGATGGAGTGCATAAATATGGACGTGTTATTAATGACTTGAATCCTGACTTTATGGTGTTTCCAGATAGTATTGCTGCCGAAGCACAGGCACTTAGTGAAGCACGGCAACCTATGGCTAAGCGTTGGAAGTTCAATAGCAAATATGTGGTTGAACTGCTTGGAGACTATTATCATTCAGAAAAATTGATTGGAGTACCTAAAGAGCAGCATGAGAAAGAAGTAGTGCAAGCTTACAAATCCATTGGAATTGATTGTTTGGTTTTATGGGAAAGTGATGTGATGAAGCGATGGGAGATAATTAGACCACAGGTAAATGCGTGGCTTGATAAAGCCATAGAAGACATGAATAGCAAACCTGAGAAAAAAGACCGTACTATAGGAAAAGTGGACAAGAGGGAAGGGCACTTGGAATGTCCTTGTGGTTCGGGAATAAAATTTAGGTCACAAGAGAAACTAGATAGATGGATGGTGTCACCGAAAAATGTATATAGGCCGGGAACAATTGAGGGGCTGGATTATGTGGTGTGTAAAATATGCGAGAAGCGATTTAGAAAATTGACAAAGCATCTTTTGGATAAACACGCGGTTTCGAAAAACGAATACTTGAAATTGTATCCAGAGGCGCGGGTAGTAGCGATTCGTGAAATGGATAGAATAGCAGCGGAGAATAGAACTAAACCGAAGAAGGGGCATTATGTTAAACATGTAAAATATTTGTTGCCTGACGGTACATATGCTGGTAAAAAGGATAAATGGTTACGGCTGTGGAAAGGGAATCCGCCCGAAAACAGCAAATTAGTTTTGGCGTCAAAACAAAATTCTAAGGATAATTAGGGCGAACACATGCCAAATTTCATTATTTGTTACGAATGTTGTGAGAAAGAAATGGAAAACAGGGCTTACAAAGAAACATTGGCAGCTTATAGGAAAAATCCAGAACTTCATAAAAAAGAAGACTTCGTTTATGATACTGAAAAATGTTTTAATTCTTATATGAACCAATGGATTAAAAAATGGTTTGAAGGTATTTGCAGATGTGTGAAGACATATACTTATGGAGCAACTAAGGAGAATCATACGGAAAAATGTATATTCCCGCTAGAACAGTTGATGATGATTGATAATATTTGTTTATTTGAAATGTGTGTTTTGTTTGACCTTCACGCTAACATAATCAGGCAAAGGCTAAAAAATATTGGTTGTATGCCGAAAGGTTCGTATTGTGGAGTTGAATATTGGGATAAAAGCGTAATTGAAAAGATTAAGTGCGTTCAAACGGCGTCATAATTCTTTGATATGCAGCTTATTTAGTAGAGATTGAAAGGATAAAAACATGGACGACAAGAAAGTAGCCGCAGAATTATTGAAGCTTGCAAAGTCACTTGCTGCTGAAGAATCGGCAAAAGAGGTTTATGAAAAGCGAGAGAAAGACGTAGAAAAGCTCATAAAAAAGCTGGTAATCAAATTGAACAAGATGACCGGGGATTTCAAAAAAGAAGGTAGCAATGATTGGGGTTATCCGGGTAGTATGGGGCACGTTAAAGAATTGCTCACAGATTTGAATGACTTTTTGGGAGATTAACAGTGAACAATAAAAAGATAGCCTCTGCACTGCTTAAAGTTGCTCGTGGTATGCTGGCCGATACTCCGCTTGATATTGGTAAAGTCTATCAAGTAGTAACTGAGTTTTCAGCTTATTGGGTAGAAGGTCACGAAGCAGTTTCACCTTATAGCGGTGAAACTTCTACTGCTGTGAATTTGTTAGAAGGCAATTTAGTGAAGGTACTTAGGAAGCGCGGTAATTGGTATGAAGCCAAACTACTTCATCCGATTCGCTTGACGGATAATGGCAAGACATTCACACACCAAGGGGAAGTTCTAATCAGCAGCATGGATACCGGCAACCTTATGGAAAAGTAGAGGAAGGATGATACTAATGAGCCTTGAATCAATAGTTACCAAAATAGCTAAGAGTTTATGTGCAGACCATGTGCGGGGCTTGCTGCATTTCAATGGTAGAAT